AGAAGATGGTAATTTAATTTTATATAGAACAGTCAATGGTGTTATAAATATAACTATAGCCTCTGGTGGTAACGGATTTGTTAATACAAGCGTTGAAGGTTATCAGGGAATAATAACATTTGGTAGTGGAGAAGGAATTGAAATTTTTATTAATCAGTCTAATTAGTATTTTTATTTCAGTACCAGCTTATGCTGGAGCTACTGATGATAATCATATTCATATTGAACAACTTTCGGGTGGAGATAATTTAGATTTAACTATATCTCAAATAGGATTTGGCAATGAAATTAATTTTTCATTTGACCATGCAAATAATACCTTTAATTTTAATCAAACAGGTAATGACAATTATATTGGTTGGGTTTCTTATTGGGGTTCAGGTAAAGCCTGGGGTGGTGATGTAGATGGTACCGGTAATGTAGAAAATGTTTCACAAACTGGTGGTGCTACATACGGAAGACATATATGGGATAATGATAACACTATTGATGTATACCAAAACGGAACTCATACATTTAATATGGACGTTCATGTTGCCGATGTTGAAGTTGATTTATGGCAAGAAGGAACTGGTAGTCATTATGCACATGTTTATTTTTATGGAACTTCAGACGGTTCAATAGCAAATGTCATGCAAAAGGGTAATGCAAGTCATAACGCACAGGTTGTTCTTCAAGGAACAGAAGAAACAACTTTAAATTTACTACAACAAGGTACTACAAATCAAGCATATTCACTTACACAAAACTGTAATACAGTTGGTGGTTGTTCAGTATCAGTAACACAGGGTAATTAATGGCATATAGTAAAGAAGTAGTAGACAGATTCGAATCAGTATTGGCAAATCCAGCTAAACATTCAGTAGGAAGATTCGACCCTAATGATAAAACAGTTATATCAGGAATGGTTGGTGCTCCAGCCTGTGGCGATGTAATGAAATTAGATTTAAAAATGAATGGTAACATAATAGAAGATGTCAAATTTAAAACTTACGGGTGTGGTTCAGCAATCGCATCATCAACCCTTTTTGTCGAAATGCTCAAAGGTAAAACAATAGAAGAAGCACAAGCTATTAAAGACAAAGATATTGCAGAAGCTTTACAATTACCTCCAATCAAACTCCATTGTTCAGTTTTAGCTGAAGATGCTATAAGACAAGCAATATCAAACTGGGAACCTGATACTATGTTAGGTCACAATAATCCACCAGAATAATGGAACTTACAGATGCAGCAATTAAAAAACTTATTGAAAAAACTCAAGGCGAATATGATACCATTCGTATTGGTCTTACTGGCGGTGGGTGCGCTGGTTATGAATATGTATTTGATTATGAATCCGAAATACTACCCGAAGACCACGTGTTCGATTACGGTAGCTTCAACATCGTTATCAATGATACATCCATGCCATTCTTACGTGATGCATCTTTAGATTATATTACTCAAGGAATAAACGAATCATTTAAAATAATTAACCCTGCTGAAAAATCTGCATGTGGATGCGGTGTTTCAATTCAGTTTTAGTATTACACAGTATAACACTTTATGAAATATTTAACTTCAATTTGGACTACAATTCTTTTAGGTATTACACTTTGTGTTATACGAGTTGCAGACCCTCAGTTATTAGAACAATTTAGACTCAGTATATTTGACCAATATATACAATCAATTCCAGTAGAACATTCAAACGATATAGTGTTGATTAATATATCAGAGTCTTCACTCGAAGCCTATGGACAATACCCTTGGCCACGTCAGAATCACGCAGCGGTGATATCTGATTTAAGAAACTCGAATGCTGGTATGATAGGGTTCACTATTATGTTTCCAGAAGCAGATAGGTTTGGTGGAGATGAAGTTTTTGCATCTTGGATAAAAGATAATGGTATTATATTATCACAAGACGCAGATGCTAATGGTAGGTCAAAAAAAGCTCCTTATGTAGGATATGCAACATTTGGATATAGTGGTGATGTATTAGATTTAACTTATCGTTATGGAGGTTTAATTACTAATATTGATTCTCTTGAATCGAATGCTTGGGGTGCAGGATTATTAAACGGAGCTCCTGAAGTAGATAACTTAACAAGAAGAATACCGCTATTATCTCAAGTTAATGGAGATTTATATCCATCATTTGCATTAGAAACAGTACGTGCAATGCAAGATAAAAAATCATATACAATTAAATTAAATGAAACAGGAATTGAAAGTATTATATTAAGACCTTTTATAATACCAACAGATGAAAGAGGAAGTATATGGTTAAAATGGAATACTCATTTCGAATCGATTGATTATGATGGACAACCTTTACCAGATTTAAAAGGAAAGACAGCCATTATAGGAGTCACAGCAAAAGGTATTGTTCCTCAGGTATCTACACCAGCTGGTTTATTATATCCACATGAAATACAAGCAACTGCCTTACAAACTATAATATCAGATAACCCAATATCACGTCCTCAATGGACATTTATGGCTGAGTTGGGGATGATTGTTCTGGGTTCTCTTCTGATTGTTTTAGCTGTATACTATTTACCGATTTGGATTGGGCTTGTATTCTTCGTCGGCTCCGCTGTCGCTGTAAGCTTAGCTTCTTATTACGCTTGGTACGAATTTTCTATACTCCTCGATTTATCAGCTTCTCTAATAATATATATACTTTTACTCACCTCAGCGAGTTTCAATAACTTCTATAAACAATTTGTATTAAGACAACAAATTAAGAAACAATTTGGTACTTATGTATCTCCAGACTTAGTTAAACAATTACAAAAAGACCCATCACTTCTACGCCTAGGTGGAGAAAGAAAAGAAATGACATTTATGTTTATGGATATATGTGGCTTTACTCCTATTTCAGAACATTATAAAAACAATGATGACCCAGAAGGACTAGTAATTCTTATAAATAACTATTTAGATACAATGACAAAAATTGTTCTTAAGAACGGTGGAACAATAGATAAATTTATGGGTGATTGTATTATGGCATTTTGGAACGCTCCATTACCATGTAAAAACCATGCAGATAAAGCCGTGAAAACATCAATAGAAATATGTGAGGCTGCTGATGAACTTATACAACAACTTGAGGACCAAGGTTTACCTAGGATTGATATTGGTATTGGCATCAATACCGGTACATGCATCGTCGGAAACATGGGCTCAGAATCTCGATTTGACTATTCCGTCATTGGAGATGCCGTCAACCTTGGGGCTAGACTCGAGGGACAAACAAGAAATTATGATGGGGTTCGAGTGTTGTTGGGACCAGAAACTTATCGAAGCTGTAAAGACAGAGCATTCTCTGAAGTCGATAGAATCCTTGTTAAAGGAAAATCCGAAAAAGTTACAATTTACACACCAATTCTCAATTAAAGACCCGGTTCATCCAGCTGCATGGTATGCATTTTTAGCTTTACAAGCAGTAGATGTTTGGACTACTACAAGAGGCGTAGCATATGATTGTGTGGAAGAATTAAATCCTCTCTTACCTAAAGTTCCTCATAGAGATAGATTAATATTACATAAAGTTGTATTTTTAACTCCCTTTAACGCATTATATGAATACGATTTATTAACCTACCAAGAAATGATTTTTCCCTTTGCTACAATGGCTTATGTTGTTCATAATAATTTAAATGTTATTGATAGAGCAAAACAAAATTGTTCTAAACGCGGTTAAAACTGCTGACATAGTGATTGTTGTGTAATTATTTTCATTATTTTCCCAAAAGTCCTTTACATTTGCTCCCAACTAGGGTATAATATACCTATACAATTTAAAAGATAAGGAGTTTAAATGAATATAAGAATATTAGGAAACCAACCAGAGCCAACATTAACAATGGACGGCTATCAAATAACAGATTTCGAAGTAAGAACAAGAGATGAATCTCTTTTCGAAAAAGGCAAAAAAATCATAAATGATTATATTGCTAACAATCCTACATGGGAAGGATGCCAATTATTTATTAGCGATCCAATGACTGTAGGTATTTATCCACGAGACAGCAAAGGTGCTGCATTTAATGAAATTGTTTTAAAATTAGAATCATTAGGCTTTTATGGAAAAGCTGCTGGTTATGCGGAGGCGAAGTAATGAAAATAATATTTGACGTAGACGGAACCTTAATGGATATAGGTACCAGAAGACACTGGTTACAAGGTCCACATAAAGATTGGGAAAGATTTATGGACCCTAAAGAAATGGAAACTGATACAAGAGCTGAGCATATATTTGAAATTGCTGAAGCTTTACATGATGCAGGTAACGAAATTGTGATTGTTTCTGCCAGGAACGAAAGACATAGAGAAGTTACTGAAAAGCAGTTATCTAGTACAATGGGTGTTTTCTGGTCTCATATGTTCTTAAGACCAGATGATAGTTTTGAGCCTGATGAAGAGTTCAAAAAAAGAGTTTTAGATGAGTTAATTAATGCTGGATGGAAACCTGATATGGTATTCGATGACAGAGACAAAGTTGTTAACATGTGGAGAGAAAATGGAATCCCTTGTTTACAGGTTGCACCAGGAAATTTTTAATGATAGTAAGACCGGGGATAGTCAGCCCTTCCAGTAAACTGGCCACAATAACAAATGACGATTGTGAGGTGGGAAGCTTACTAACTAGAGAGAGCAGGGAACTGCTGAAGAGTAATGAATCAAATGCTCTCTCGACCTTTTTTACAAACAACACTTTTCTGCAAATTATTTCACCAAAAAGTGAAAAAAAACCTTTACATTTGCTCAAAAGTATGTTATAATATACATATATTCAAAATTGATAAGGAGTTAAGAATATGAAAAAATTAGTAATAAACACCCAATACATGGAAAACTATGGAGACCTAGAGTCACCTTACATGAAGTTCAAGGGTGGCAACACCTACGTAATGTTCAACTGTGGTGACCTCACCGAGAATGAAATTGCGACAATTACTGCTCAAGTAAGACCTTACATCACTACAACTCTTCTTGAGTCTAACGGTGGATGTGAGGAATACATCATTGGCACTCCAGAAATGATTAATCATAATCAACCTCATGGCGAGTCTTGGGAACCAACCACTCAATTCAGCATTGGACCTTTTGGTGGAGTTAACTTTGTGAAAGTCACTGATAACCGTGAAGATGGTTGGATGAAAAAAGAAATCTTAGAGAGAACTGAGTCATGGACTGGCGATATGTCAGAGTCAAAACGTGGTGATTACAAAAGCGAATATCTTATGGAAGATGGCGACATTATAAGTCATAAAGAATTAGGTGAATGGTTCGAACTGAATGCGCCAGTTGAATCAGAAATAACAAGAGAAATAACATTTTAAGGAGTAAATTATGAAATATACAGAAATCACACAAAACAAGAAAGAAGAAATCATTAGCTCTTGGGAATGGCAGGAAGATATCATTGAGATAGGTAATGGTTTTCAGATACTTAGCGGGGAAAATCACGGCTTTGCAGACAATGTAGCAATGCTAATCGATAAAGATTTTAATATAGCAGACAACGATACTAACATTGAAGATTTGTTAGATAATAATTTTAATATCATCAACACAAATAAGGAGTAAATTATGGAAAGATTTTTAATTACAACTGAGTCATATATCTATGCAGAGAACGAGAATAAAGCAAAGTCACTCGCTAAATATATTCAAGGTAAACAAAAAAAGCAATATGACAATCAATGCGTTGTCACAAAATTACAGTACGCACCATTTGGTATGGGTGGTACATGGTCTAATTTAATTGAAGGAGAATATTTAAATGACTAAAACATTTGATAAGCTAAAAGCTGAATTGCTGCAAATAAAAGAAGAGTATGAAATGAAAGATATTATTTCAAATCTAGATGCTCGAAAAGCAGCAATTAAAACTAAACAAAAAGAAGAAATGAAATTACACAAGAAGCTTACAGCTTCTGTCAAAAAAGCTGGTGAACATATGCCAGGCTCTTTAGATTTCAATTCACCAGAAAATATGTATCATAGCGAAAAGAACATATCTCGTTATCTAGAAGATAGTTCAATCATGCATGCATATGACGCGTCTAAACTAGACCAGGAGTGGAATTAATGAGAAGTACTTTACAACAAGTCATATCATTGCAAGATGCAAGAGATAGAGCACAGGACCCAGACTTTAAATTGTTATGGGAACAAAAAAGATTACAATTAATTAAATTAGCAGAAAGAGGAGAAAAAGGACAATGGGCCAATACGACGACAGAGTTGAAAAACAACGAAATAAACTAGCAGCCGAAGAATGGGCAAAGGGAATTAAATCATTACACGCGCATTCGCTTAGCTCAATGTGGTACGATAATAGACCACAAGATACTAAAGATGGCAAATATGTAACTGATATGGAGTATAATGATGGTTCTATTCGTAGAACTTTATCAAATGGAGATACTATAATTTTAGGCAAAGCTTTATCTGGACAAGCTCTTATAGACGCTTATACTAAATTTAATTAAAATAATCCTTTACATTTACAAAAAAGTATGATATAATATACATTATGAACGAATATCTAATAGAAACAAACAATCACATGGAAGGTATACAAAAAGTATATAGATTTCCAAATGGTTATGGTGCAAGTGTAATCAAGCACAAAGGTTCTTATGGATATAAAAAAGGTCTATGGGAACTTGCTGTTTTACACGAAGGCGAACTTTGTTATGACACTGAAATAACTAATGATGTTATTGGTCATTTGAATGACCCCGAAGTAGATAATATATTAAGACAAATTTACAGATTATGAAAAATAAAAAAAGACGTCCGGTGAGTACGTTAACACACACCACAAGAGAAGTTGCACTTGATTTTTTAAGATGGAAAAAAGAACAACAAGAAAAATCAATGATTGGACATAATGGAGGTCCTAAGTAATGGCTGTTACGAGCTTCTATATGGGTTCACTAAGGTATTCACCTTGTGGAAGGAAGAGAAAAAACCATGCAGCTAATAGAGTTAAAAAGAAGCCAGTGGCTTTTCAATCAGCAGCTTTAAGAGAATCTCAATTAAATAAGATACGAGAAAGACAAGCTGTACAATATAATTCCTTAATGGAAGAATATATGAAGAATGGCAATTACCATGAAATCGCTAGCGATTGTAGTAAAAAAGAAACAATGAAGTATACTGGCACCTTAGTAAAAGGTATTGCCACTATGCATAAATCAAATGCTGTACCAGTTATCTCTCAAGAAGAAGCAACTGATATTGCTAATATGAGGAGAAACTGATGAATACTTTATTTACAATACTAATATTAATATGCTCAGCTTGGTTTGCATACATGTCAAGCCATGTCGCTGAAGAACAAAGAAAAGGAAAACAAATCCCATTACCTTGGGAGAAAGATTAATATGTCAACGGCTGAGTCTCAACAATGCGACTCCTTATCACCCGCAGAGGCTCGGCCACCTTTATTCACAAAAATCGTTTACAAACGACTTAAAATGTGTTATAATATACATATAAACAATTAAGGAGAAGCATGGCTACTAAAAGAAGAATAAAAAACGCTGATGAAGCAATGATGGGAGCAAAACCATCTTATGGAGTACATAATCCTGTACCAACATCTAAAAAAGATAAAGAAAGAGAATTCCAAAGAGCAAGATATTGGTTCTACTATTTTGAGAATAAGAAAAAAGCTACAGAGACAGTTCTTACATATTGTACTCGAGTTCTTAAATTTAATAAGAATCAAATATCAAATTTGAAAAAACTTCCTGACTGGAAGTATAGAATGCAAACTTATAAAAATATCGAAATGATTAATAATGGCTGGACCGGTTATCCATTAACAGATGAAGCTATTAATGAAATGCATTCTTTCCTAAAAGCACGCGAAAAGGAAGGAAGAGCAATCAAAAAGATACAAGATAAAACTCCTAAAGTAGTAGTTATTTCTCCTGCTGAAAGAATGCGTAGAAAAGTTATGCAAACGATATATCACGACTTTGATACAATGGTAGTTGATAAATGGATGGATGGAATATATGATAAGAAAGATATTATATTTCCTACCTATAGCTTATTACAAATGCATTCTATAAAAGGAGCTGGTATTAATATATTTAGAAGTATAGTTCAAAATGAATATGATGTTATTTCAGATGCATATAATAAAAATTGCGAACAGGCAGTTGAAGCATATTCACATATCAAAAAAGGCGACTTACGTAAGATGCTTGATTTAATGGATAGAATCTTTGAAGATATCGATAGAATAAAAACAAATTCTAAAGTTACGCGTATACCACGAGCAAAGAAACCTAAAGCTTCTGATAAACAAATTGAAAAGCTTAAGTTTATGACAGAAAATGTCGATGCTAAGTTAGTATCAATTAATCCAATATTAATCCCTGGTAAACATAAGCTTTACATATATAACTGTAAGAATAAAAAATTAATAGAATATACAACGGTTTCAACAAGTGGTTTTGAAATATCAGGTACGTCAATAAAGAATTTTGATAAAAAAGATTCAAGGCAAGCAACTTTAAGAAAGCCGGATGAAATATTACCAATGGTTTTAAACAAAACAGAAAAACAAATTGAAAAGATTTGGGATACATTAACAACAAAAATAGATAACCCTACAGGCAGAGTTAATGCTGACTGTATTTTAATGAGAGTATTTTAGGAGGATAATATGCTATCAGTCGGAGATAAGTTCCCTGCATTCTCACTGCAAGGAATAAACGAAAAAAATGAATTTGTGAGAGTTGAAGTAAACGAAAGCTATATGCCACAGAAAAAACAGTGGAGCGTAGTTTATTTTTATCCTAAGGACTTTACTTTTATATGTCCAACAGAAATAGCAGGATTTGACTGTTTAGTCGATGATGCTAATGTTATTGGAATAAGTGGAGATAATGAGTTCTGTAAATTAGCTTGGAAACAAGATAATAATTTAATTGGTACTATTAATCATACATTAGCAGCTGACTGTGGATTAGGACTATCACATCAACTAGGTATTGTTAATGAAGATGAAGGTGTTCCATACAGAGCAACATTTATCTTTGATAAGAATAGAGTTATACAACATGTATCTATTAACGCTTTAGATACAGGAAGAAACGCACAAGAGGTATTAAGAACATTGAAAGCTTTACAAGCAGGTGGTCTTACAGGTTGTGCTTGGAATGAAGGTGAAGAGTTTGTCGGATAAAGATAATCCAATAGAGCAAAAGATTATGACAAAGAAGAGATTCTCTGCAGCAGTAGAGCATCTTGTAGCAAATAATAGTATGTCATATATCGATGCAGCATCTTATGTCGTAGAACAAAGAGGTATGGATTATAAAAATCTTAAGAAGCTCTTAACAGATTCTTTAAAGCAAAAGATTGAAGAAGAAGCTTCAGGCTTACATTTAATCAAATCAAAGAGAGGTAATAAACTACCTCTATGAATGACCCATTTGAATCTTATAAATTATATAACGCACTTAAATTACATTTCGAAACAGATGGATATGATGCGATTAAATATCATTTTAAGACTTCAGTAAAACCTACGTCATTCTTTAAACGAAAAGATAAGTTTTTCTTTGCAAAGCTAGCTAAGACATATGAAAATGAATTAAAAGATTTTTATATAGCTAACTTTAAAAACGACGTTAAGTATGTCGGTGATATGCTTAATGAAGGTGGAGAAAGATATTATAGAGACCATAAAAAAATTATGGAAT